CGATTGCTGTCACTTCGTCATTAGTATCATCAAAGTATATAATACTGCCAACAGTGTAATCCGCTAATACGCCAGTTGTAATTGCAACGCAGGGAACAACGATTTTACTTGCTTCATAAACCAATACGTTATCATTCCCCGAAGTTGACGTGTTCACGTAAACACCTACTATGTCCTCAAGGTCATCCATGTAACCAGCAGTGATGCCAGCGGACGTGGTGACTTTAACTTCATTATAGGTATCACGTTCTGTGTCGGATCGGAGTTTGAAATCTGTACCTCCAAGTGCCATCTTTTGTTACTCCTAAGTTATTTAGCCGGTTTTATCGAGTTCTAAGAAAGCAGGACTACCCGGAATTAACGGGTTTTTATCATCTGGAACAACAATTGTGTTAATCGTGTTTACGTCGTCATTGTCCTCATCCGCGATTTGAACGTTGATCCCATTGTCATCAGGCTTTGGTTCTAGTTTTCCTGGGTCTGGGTCAGCTTTCTTCACACCGAGAATAACACTGGTTTCCTCCAGTTCTTTCATTTCTGAATCCGCAAATTTCTTCAAGTCTTCTTCAAGCCCTGTATCGTCTGTTGCTTCAGATGTGAACCGGGAAACATGAGATTGTGCAAACTTCATTTGCTGTTCCGTGTACTTCCTGTCCGTTAAGATTTTGTCAAGAACGACACTTGCTCTGCCCCTAAGACTCTCAGATTTTAACGTTTTAATCTCGTTCGCATGTGCATTGTCTTTCTTGACATCTCCCTCTTTCAAGGTAGTTATTTCAGTGGTCTGTCGTTGGTTTTGCTCATAAAGGTTATGCTTCTCCTCCTTCACATGCTCCACTACAACAGAGTCTGCAATAATTTGGTCTTTTGAAAAGAGTTTTGACGGAGAGTGTCCGCCTTCCTGAACTGCTGTTTTGATTTCGGCTAAGTTCATTGTTTTATTTCCTTCATTAAATTGTACATTACCATGAAAAGCGGCAACACTTCCCAATATGCTTGCCCCGGGGAACCCAGGTGAATCAACTTCACCGTTGCCAAGGGCTATCCCCGTTACATTTTGGACACTCGTTGGAAAAGATTGACCCCCGTCATCCGTTTCGTAAGTAATGTCCGCTTCTATACTTGCAACATCCAACGGTAACGCCTGAAATTCAGGGTATATGTAGAATGCTGCCACAGTAGTCACTTTGTCTTTCACGTTTTTTATTGCTTTCCCCACAATTTCACCAATAGGGATACGTCCGGTATGCTCATTTGTTCCTGCCCCGTGGTTATTGAATACTTTTGTGCCAGTCTTTATCGCTTCATGGAGCCAACCTACGGCACGTTTCACCCAGGTGAAAGTTTTATCCCCGATTCCCTGGTCAAGCATTTTGAAATTAGACTCACCTTCATGTCCGATTGCATAAGCACGGAGTTCAGGATGTGGGTCTGTTACCTTGATTCTGGCGAGTGTTTCCGGGTCTACCATTCCGAGTATTTCCGAGTTCGCCATTGCCTGAATTTCGGCTCTGATATATTGCTTCATCTTCTTTCCTTTCCTTCTTCACTTTCTCCAATTCCACATCCACTTCAACTGTGGCGAGCTGGTCGAGTAAAGTCGGGAGTGATATTGCCTGGGCTTCATACATCGGGAGCCAGACTTTTTCAATCTCTAACATTTTCTTGGAACTAATTTCCGGAATATCTGCATTTATTGCTTCCGGATTCATGTCCTGTTGAAAATTCTCATTATACATTATAATTGCTTTTCTGAATAATTCCTGATAGAATCCGATCCAAGTCTTCCTCTCTTTATTCGTGGATAGTACGATTCCCTCCACAAGGGCTTCTGCTGTATCACGGTTAGAGAGGAGGTCAGGGTAGCCGAAGAAATGAACTGGGACACCAGTGCTTCCGGAAATCTTTCTAACATGATACTCTACTTCATCCTTAACTGTGGTATAACCTTCTCCGGAATAACAAGCAAGATTGAATTTTGCATTAGAGATGATAATGCCCATCCCAATTCTCCAATTCTTGAACTCTCCACTGTCATTGAACCGTTTCGCTACTTCCTCATCCTCGAACTCAAATACCGGTGTCGGGGATGCATAGAGATGATTTATTTTCCTCCAATCCCACATACTTTTATCGAGATCCTGTATGTCTCGTAGCACCATGGCAGCTTTACTTACGGGTTCATTAACTGCAACTGTGGTTCCGGCAAAACGCTTATAGACGAAATCCGGGGGTGAAAGGTTAAAGGAAACTTTCTCATTTCTTCCAGTGTATCGTGCTTTAATGTAATCATAATAATCTGTTTCGTTTGTGTCAATTGTGTAACCGAATTGATACCATGGCTTGTAAATCGCGGAAATCGCTTTCTTCTCTTTATCTGGTTTCAGAATCACCAAGGCTTTCCCCTCAATCTCTGAATTCTTACTCCATTCCTGTGGTGCATCCTCATCGAGGTTATTAAACTTCATAAACTCTCTGATGAACTTTAATTCACGTTCTGCAGATTTCGCATACCCAACAGTTTTGATGACCTGCACACCTGATCCAATGAGGAACGCTGCCCTGACATCCACGACACATTTTGCCACATCATTTCCCCAATGCTTCTTCCCGTCATACATCCTAGTTAATGCAGTTACCTTTTTCGTGTATGTCGGGTAGGGGTTTCCCGTGTAATGCGTATCTGTGGCATCATCATCATCTGTGTTTCCTGTGAGGATGTCCGCTGCAGCCTGAATGGAGATGGTAGCCCGGTCAAGTTTTTCAGACATTGCCTGAATCTGTTTATCACGAGCTACCACGTCTGGGCTGGGAGAGAGGGTAAAGAGTTTTTTTAGAAAAGAGGTTTTTTCCATATCACACCTTTGTTAGCTAAACACTAAAATAACTTAACAAAGGTGAGTTGTCAAGGAAAAAATTTTTATAGAGGAAAGTTGAACAGAAACTGAGGCTAAAATTGAGATTCCTAAAATCCTGTATAGAGTTTGCAACACCAATTTCTTTTCAGTATTGGGATTAATGGGCTTTCCATAATATGTATTCCGTATTCACATAACATTATACTAGCAAATTCAGCCCATCGTTGCAATTTAATAAATTCAAGAAGGGCTGCAGGGTCTTCAATTTCAAATGACGGAATAGGTGCACCATAATCAATATCATAACCATTTCCTGCATAAGTATACCTACTCCAGAAATCCTCTTTCTTTCCAACCCAGACTTCTTTGGTAGACATGCATCCGGTTGCTTCAATATCTAATTCAAATATATTATTCATAATCACTTTTCCTTTTCATCTTGGATTAACGTTATGGTCTATTGTAGCGAAGAATCCACTACCCTTTTTCCCAAATTTCCATTTAATATAGTAACGAGTTTCATCCATTGCATGATTATTCTTATCCACAATCACATAATCTGTATCCGTGATTTTCTTGGTCGTGTACATCCCAACCTCCCGAATCCAGTCCTGACAAATACGATTCACTAGTACCCATGGACTCCTGCCCACTGGTGCAAGGGCATTCTTCACCGCCTCTACACCATCATCGATACTCTTCTTATCACAGGGGATAAAAATCACGGAGGACGGCACTACTGCCTTCCATTCCTGTGCGAGGTCTGGGCGAGAAGAGTCATAGATTATGTGGGAGCCCTTTCCCACGAGTCTCCACCACGGGGCTTTCTTTGCCTCCTGAATAAAGATACCATTATGAACTGAGGCATCGACAGAGGGAAGGTATAATTCGGCAATCCGAATCATAGTTCCCTCTCCATCACGTCTATCTGCTTCCTGCCAGACACCACATGAAAACGGATCCACGCCTCCCCAATCGAGGGAGAGATCCACCGGGGCATCTCGGAGGGAACGCCCAACTAAATGTAGTTTTTCATTATACTCATTTTCATATACCAGAAGTCCTGTTCCAATCTTTAGACAGAACCAATCGCGCTGGAGTGAGCTGAGTGACATACTGTCCAACTTTTTGATGAAATCCTTAATTTTGTAATATCCATCTGCCTCCTTCATATGGATACCCGGGCAAAAAGGAGAAAGTTTGCAGGTGGAACAATTATAATCCTTACAGGATTCAAGGCATTCCCAGATGCAAAACTTGTACACCGGAGTCCCCTCTTTCACTGCTTTTGCAATTGCCTTATCCATGAGACCCGATACTTTATGATTTGTGGAAAACATTCCAAGACTTCCGGGTATCCCGTATTTGTCTTGGGGTAAGGAGAGAGCATCTTCATAAATGGTTTCATCCATTTCATCCACTTCATCGAGGAGGAGTATTTGTGGATGCTGACCACGAACGGATTTCGAGGAAGCAGTGAGGATACTTACCTCGGAGCCCCCCTTGAATGTTGCTCTCTGCCTCATAAGACCATTTCCGGCTAAGTGTTCCCGTTCAACGTCTTCCCCGGCTATCCGGAAGAAATCTTTCATAGCCTCGTATGAGAGGATAGATTGCCCCTCTGACCCACCGAGGATTTTGGTTTGAAGCATATCATAGATGATGGATTTATACCAAGTTGGAAATCCGCCAACGGAGTAAGTTTTTGATCCGGCACGATTTGCCCAGACGATATAATACAACACTTTCTCTAGAATAATGTCTGCTACTGTTCTAAATGGTGTCGTGTGGTCAGGGTTCGGAAGGTTATCCTCGGTTCTACAGTTTACCTTTGTCCCGAGTATCGGACTCCCCAGAGCTGCAATGAAGATTTTCACATCCTCGTCCGTTTTCAATTTTGTCTTCGGACTCAGGTATTTCCTGACAATCTGCTTCCTGAACTCTTCCCGAAGTCCCTGGATTTCTGCCTTTGATATCTCCAATATCTCCTCCTCTGAGGAATGCCATCTTTTGTTTTTCTGTTAGGTTACCAAAGAACACATTCATGTTCTCAATCGTCTTTTGTGATTTCTCTTCTTTTCCCTTACGTGTGCCTGAGCGAGCAATTTCGTGTTTGATTACAACTAAATCCTTCAATGCCGTGACGATGCTTCTGAAATCATTTGCACTTGAGACATTAAACTTTGGAACAATGTTACCATGTTCATCCTCACAGAAGAAACCATTTAGGGCAATATCAACTTTATAGATTAATTGCTGAATTTGTGTT